ACTTGGGCCAATCAATCGTCGCTTTCTGTGGGTTCTGCCACCACAGCAACCAGCGCGACAACTGCCACCAACCTTGCAGGCGGCGTGGCTAGCCAGATACCATATCAAACTGGTGCAGGGGCCACGGCGTTTATTGCCAACGGCACGGCTGGCCAGGTATTGGTATCCGCCGGGGCTAGTGCCCCTGCCTGGGCTGGTATCAATGGGGGTACATTCTGATGATCAAGGAATTGATCACAAAATCCTTTAAGGCGCGCAACACCGCACACGCCAACCATTGGACCACCAACAGTTTTTCTCAACACCAAGCTCTTGGTGAGTTTTACGACAACATAATTGACGTTCTCGACCGTTATGTTGAAGCATACCAAGGGACGTTTGGTCAGCTTGAGCAGGCCCCGGATCAGGTTGAAGATATTGCTAAGTTTCTTCGCAAAGACCTGTTATGGCTAAATTCCAACCGCAAGGATGTTGCTAGGGGCGTTCCGGCTCTCGAAAACATCCTTGATGAAATGACAGCAGTGTACATGACGACGCTGTACAAGATTGAAAATCTGAGGTGATCTGATGGCACAAACCGGCTACACCCCGATCCAGCTTTACCGCACGACGACCGCCGCAGCGGTGCCGTTGACTGCTAACCTCGCCCCCGGCGAACTGGCGATCAACATCGCCAACACTGACATGGCACTGTTCGCTGAGAACGCCTCGGGCACTGTCATCAGCCTCATGAACAATCCGGTGGGGCTGAAATATCCCACCGCAGACGGCACCAATGGTCAGGTGGTCACGACCAACGGATCAGGCACTCTTAGCTTTTCGACAATTGCCAGTGGCCTCACGGTTGGCACCACGGCCATCAGTGGCGGCACCTCCGGTTATGCTTTGTATAACAATGGAGGCACGCTGGGTAACACCAACACGTTCACCAGCTTCACGCTGTCTGCCGTGACCATCAACGACGGATATACCGAAGAGACGGTAACGGCTAACACCAGCACAGCTTACACAATTTCTCTTGCCAATGGCACCTTGCAAATCCTGACGCTAACTGGCAATTGTACGTTTACGTTTCCAACCGCCACGGCAGGTCAGTCTTTCATGATGTTCCTGAAGCAAGACGCCACAGGCTCTAGAACCGTGACATGGCCTGCTGCGGTCAAGTGGCCATCCTCGACAGCGCCAACGATAACGGCCACCGCCAGCAAAGGTGACAAGTTCGTGTTCACGGCTGACGGAACAAACTGGTTGGGTTCGGTTGCCGGGCAGAATTATCTGTAATGTTTAGCGCAAATACAACCCAGATTTCGCCATTATCAGCATCTCGAGCGATTGCTGTTGCTACTGACGTAACACCGTTTGTTGTAGCATATCCATGGTCTAATAGTGGTTTTGGTACAAAATATTCTGATCCGGCCACTTTGCCAGCAAGCTATGGCAATGGTGTGGATTTCAGCCCGTCTGGTTCTGCAATTGCCGTTGTTCATGACGCAACGCCATGCATAACCGTATACCCATGGTCAGGTTCTGGGTTTGGTACAAAATATTCAAACCCAGCCACTTTGCCATCAACCTTTGGCAGTGGTGTTGCTTTTGACTCCAAAGGCGAAAATATTGCTGTTGCTTCTCCCGGTTCGCCGTATGTCTTAGTTTATCCATGGTCTAATAGTGGTTTTGGTACAAAATACGCTAATCCAACCACTTTACCTGCGGGTGCTGGTTATGGCGTTGCTTTTAGTCCAGACAATGCCGCCATTGCTGTGTCGCACAATGGCAGTCCCTGGATTACAACATATACATGGTCAACTAGTGGGTTTGGTGCAAAATATTCTGATCCGGCAACGTTGCCGACTGGGATAGGGCAAAATGTCAAATTTAGTCCTAATGGAACAGCTATTGCCATTGCTCACGATATATCGCCATATGTAACAGCGTATCCATGGTCAGGTTCTGGGTTTGGTACTAAATATTCAAATCCAGCAACATTACCGTCTGGAAGAGGGTTTGGCGTAGCATTCAGTCCTACCGGCACGGACATTGCTGTCAGCCACGGTTCATCACCATACATAACCGCATATCCATGGTCTGCTTCTGGATTTGGAACAAAATATGCTAATCCTGCCACGTTACCTACCGGTATAGGTCGTGGTGTAGCATTTAGTGGAGACAGCACGGCCCTTGCTGTGACTCATAGCACATCGCCATATGTTACAGCATATCCGTGGTCCGCTTCGGGTTTTGGCACCAAATACGCTAATCCAACCACTTTACCTGCGGGTGCTGGTTATGGCGTTGCCTTCACATCAAGTTCTGGGTTTCCGGTCCAACAGATTGCGGTAGGTCATTATGGAACGCCATTTATATCCGTGTATCCTTGGTCAAGTTCTGGATTTGGTAATAAATACAATAGCCCTGCAATTTTGCCAACAGGCCCCGTTAACGGCGTAGCATTTTCACCATCTGCAAATACAATTGTTTTGGCTCATTTAATAACGCCTTATGTATCAGCTTATTCATGGTATGAATCTGGGTTTGGCTCTAAATATGCTGACCCTAGCGTATTGCCGACTGGAAACGGCCAAGATGTTGCATTTAGTCCAGATGGACTTTCAGTTGCTATTGCGCATTTTACATCACCATATATAACGGTGTATCCATGGTCTTCTTCTGGATTTGGCGTTAAATATGCCAATCCTTCAACTATTCCAAATATATATGGAAACGGTGTAACTTTTAACCCAGCCGGAACCGTAATTGCCGTTGCTTTTCAAGATGTTCCTCAAATATTAACTTATCCGTGGTCTGTTTCTGGTTTTGGAACAAAATATTCTAACCCGGGAATATTACCCGGTGGCGGCGGTTCTGGTGTCGCAGCTCTTTCTGTTGCTTTTAGTCCATCTGGAAACGATATTGCAATTACAAGCAGTGGAAGTCCATACATACAAATATATCCGTGGTCTGCTTCTGGATTTGGTACAAAATATGCTAATCCTGCAACTTTACCATCAGGACCTAGCGCTGGAGTTAAATTTAGTTTTTCCGGTGACGCAGTTGTTTGTTCTTCTGACACTTCCCCCTACATATTAGCATATCCGTGGTCAAGTTCTGGATTTGGAACAAAATATGCTAATCCCGCAACTTTACCAACAGGCGCAGGAAATAAAATTGGATTTAATTACGATGGTTCTGTTGTTGCAATTGGCCATAATATATCGCCATATGTTACAGCATATCCATGGTCAAGTTCAGGATTTGGCGCAAAATATTCTGATCCTGCAACTTTACCAGGAACTTTTGGCGTTGCGCCCGCATTCAACATAATCAAATAGGAAAAACAATGACCGACACTATTAAAGAAACTCCGAAGACCCGCGAGGAAATCCTTGCCGTCAACCTCGAAGCCCGCGAGCAGGAGGTGATGCACTACCAGATCAACATCGACAACTACACGCTTGCGCTTGATAACATCGACGCCATGGACACGGCTGACCGCCATGAACTGTCTGGATTTGTCGATCAGTTGACGGGTCTTCTCGCCTCTGAGCGGTTGGAGCAAAAGAAGGCCAAGGTGATGCTGGCGGTGCTGAAGCAGCAATTGGGAGACTGAGATGCTCTACGTCAAAGCCATCGACAATCAGATCGTCGCATATCCATACTCCCAAACCGATCTGGTCCGGGATAATCCTTCGACGAGCTTTCCGGCGGGTGGTATTTCCACCGCTGATTTGGCTGAGTGGAACGTGTTCCCGGTTCACTTTGCGGATCAGCCGGTAGTCGATCCTTTGGCGCAGCGCGTGGTTGAGATTGTCCCGTCGTTTGATGGGCAATCTTGGATACAGCAATGGGCGGTTGAGGCGTTGTCTCAAGATGAGATTGACGCCATGACCAACCAGCAAGCGGCTTCGGTGCGCGCGGATCGAAATGCCCGGCTCGCCGCCACCGACTGGCGCGTGATCAAGGCCCTCGAGGAAGGCAACGGACTCGACTTTGACCTCGCCTCATACCGGCAAGCTTTGCGAGACGTGCCCAGCCAGCCAGGCTTCCCCTGGAATGTCGTTTGGCCGGTGCTGGCATGATGTTTCGCCGCGTCAGCGCAGAAGGCATCGCCTTCATCAAGCAGTGGGAAGGCCTCCGCATAGAGGCCTACCGGTGCAGTGCGGAAGTTTGGACCATCGGATACGGTCACACGGCAGATGTCAGCGAAGGTTCGCTGATCACGGAAGCGGAAGCTGAAAAGCTTCTGATGCGCGATCTTTCGGTTTCAGAAGCCGGAATTTGCCGCGAAGTTAGGGTTGAGCTTTCTGACAATCAATTTGCGGCGTTGGTCAGTTGGACCTTCAACGTCGGCGTCAGTGCCATGCGGAAAAGTAGTTTGGTCCGAAAGCTTAACGCTGGCGATTATGGCGCAGTGCCAGGCGAGTTGGCTCGCTGGAACAAGGTGAAAGGCGCGGTAAATCCCGGCCTTAGCAATAGGCGGGCCGCTGAAGCCGGTCTCTGGGCTAAGGGTTCCTTTGTATCCTCTAGCAGCGTCGAACCCGCCACACCGCCCCAGGTTTCAACGGCGGTTGACGTGAGCAAGCTGGGCGGCGTGGCTGCGGCGGCTGCAACGGCGGCACCGGCCCTGACGAGCCTAAGCGGCATTCACTGGGCAGTAGGTGTGGCCTTGGTTGCCGGGGCGGTCGTGCTTGCGGCGATATACCTGCTGAAGAAGAGGGACGCCTGATGGCATTCATCTGGGGCAAGCTGCAAGGCACGCTGGCGGCGATCCTCGTCGTTATCGGTGCAATTGTTTCGGCGTGGGCAATTGGGCGCAGGACCGGCGGCGAGAGTGCTCGCGCCAATGCGGCTGAACTAGAACAGGAAATAAGGAAATCTGCCGATGCGGCTGCTACTGTTGCTCAGCAGTCTACTGCTGCTGACCGCCTGCGGGACGGTAAGTTCTAGACCCTGCCCGAGGGTCACTGAGTTTCCCGCAGGCCTGCAACGGCAGGCCGCTGGTGAATTGGCCACAGCGCCAGCATTAACCCGCATGCTTGATGCCATGTCTGTTGACAGGGCATTCAATCGGGCCGTCTGCCCCTAAAACATCTTGCCCGCTCAGATGTTTGACGCCTATAAACCTTTTTGCGGGCACAGGCTGCATCAGCCTCTGACATAGCTCTGGAGCGCGCATGTCTTATGTAATGACTTACGACAGCTTGTTGGTGGACGTTCGTCGCTATCTCGAGCGCGGTTTTACCGCCGAGAGCGACCAGATCGTCTACGAGCAGTTACCGCGTTTGATCACGCTGGCACAGCGTCGGATCGCGCGTGAACTCAAGATACAGGGCTTCATCCGCCCGGTGCAGACCACCTTGCAAGTTGGTGTGGCGGTTTATGCCAAGCCAGATCGTTGGCGCGACACGATCAGCATGACCGTTAACGGCACGCCGATTTTTGCCCGATCCTATGAGTATCTGCGGAACTATTGGCCCAACGAGGCTTCGACAAGCACACCTCAGTTCTACGCCGATTACGATTTTCAGCATTGGCTGATCGCCCCCACGCCAAGCACGGCGGGGGTTATTGAAATCATGTATTATGAGCAGCCCGCCCTGCTCGGTGACGACCTGCAAACCAACTGGCTGACGGAGT